TTCCTTCGGATAAAACATATCTAGAAAATGAAGATCTATCCGCATAATGAATTTCAGCAGGGGTTATAATATAACAATCACGAGTATAATATTCACCTTTAAGGTGAGCAATATAATATGGGGATTCATTTAATCTAACTAGAAATTTATCTAAGGAAGCCAGATTCATATCTTTGCAAGTTGGCATTGGTTCAATTTCATAAGGAGGTAAAATTTCCTCTTCTAAAGGGCAGGGAGTATTGTCATAATGACGATATTTACATTCCTTGTGGAAAGGGGGGAGAAATACGAGTTGTCCGAGTTCATTAGTCTTAAGAAGTTCCGAGTCAACAAACAGAGAATCTCCATCTGTATAGGTAGGGAAATTGAATTCCTTTTCGATTTCGCACAAAGTGCCTGAAGATATTTCTACGTAAGTACGAGACATATTTTATTTAATCACTAGTCAAAACAGGCTGTGATACCAGTCCGAGTCGCTTAAAAAGGCGTGCTCGATCTTCGTGGTAAAAGAAGAAAGGATTCTCCACATAATTGCGAAGGTATGGTGAGCGTTTTACTGCCTGTTTTATGGCCGAGGTGAAAGTTGTATAGTATTCACAGTTGTGAGTAGCTGCTTCTAAAAGAGCTTCGTCTAATTGGACCATAATAGTAAGCTTATCATCAGACTGAATGTTGGTATAGTTAAACTGTTGTTCAATAGATTCAGTCTTCAGTGGAGCAAGATACACGCCTCCGGTTAGTTTTACAAACGAACGCTGAAGAAATTTTATTTGATCTAGTGGTTTCATGTCGCTAGTAGTACCATCTTTTTCTATGTTGGTATATTCTTGGCCTAATTCATACATGATTGGAGCGACTGCATTGAAAGTAAATTTCGAAAGAGGAGATTTTGAAAAGATCACATCATCTCCAAACACAAATATGGAGACCTCATTTTGAAAAACTCTTAGGGAGGAGGTTTCTGTAATACGCATAAAACAAAACCAATGGTACATGAAGTTCACAAGACAGTTAATCACAGTTGTGTAAGGATTTCCAGAAGGATTTCCATGTTTAGTCAAATGAACCATATTGTATGTTAGATGGAATGTTTCCACCATTTCTTCCCAGAGAGTTTCAATAACTGCTCTTACTTCGTCATCTTCGGGATCAATCACTCCTAGAACAACCTTTCCAGCGGCTCTCATGAAGTCAGCACGTAGTCTACCATCAAACTGACCAAAGTCAGCATCATTCATTTCTAGTCCACTAGCTTGTAATGCGTAAACCAGCTGAGACCACTCAGCTGAACAAGGATCAATACCTACAGCATGAGGTAATTTAATCCTACATTTCTGCCACTGATTCTTAAAAGGTTCTAGATATTTTCTCATCAGAAAAACAGAATCAAAAGGAGCTGTTACAAACAGTCTAGTCTTGCCAATAGCAACTTTGTCTCTATCTCTAGTTTCATCTTTAAGACAATTCTTCCATAGAGAGAGTGTTCGTATTCTTTGCTTAGCAAGTTTCTCTTTTCGGTTGATTGATTCCACTAGAACACGTCCGTGTTCTACATC